AGTATTGAATTTGATAATGGTTCTCGTATCATTGCTCAAGCAACAACAGAAAATACTGGTCGTGGTCTTTCAATCTCTTTACTATACGCAGATGAGTTTGCATTCGTTAGACCTAATATTGCAAAAGAGTTTTGGACTTCTATATCACCGACATTAGCAACGGGTGGTAAAGCAATTATTACTTCAACCCCAAACTTAGATGATGACCAATTTGCTATGATTTGGAGTTCAGCAAATAAAAGGTTAGACGATTATGGAAACGAAACAGAAGTGGGTACAAATGGTTTCAGGCCTTATCTTGCAACATGGAATCAACATCCAGATAGAGATGAAACATGGCAAGGTGAAGAAAGAGCCCGTGTAGGTGAAGAACGTTTCTTAAGAGAGCATGAATGCCAGTTTATTGCATTTGATGAAACACTTGTAGCGAGTCTTAAATTAGCAGATTTAAAAGGAAGCGAACCTATAATGAGAACTGGCCAAGTTCGTTGGTTCGAAAAGATTAATAAAGATTCTACATATATTGTTGGACTCGACCCTGCAATGGGTACAGGCGGTGATAATGCCGCAATTGCAGTCTGGAGTCTACCAGAACTAATACAAGTAGGCGAATGGCAAAACAATAGAACAGATGTGAGAGGTCAAGTGAAAACAATGCATGATATTCTCACAATTATTAACGATGAGATGAGAGAACTTGGAAACAATGCGCCTGAAATATATTGGTCTGTAGAGAACAATTCATTAGGCGAAGCCGCACTTATTGTTATTGAAGAAATGGATGAAGACAAGTTTCCTGGTACATTCTTACATGAACCAAAGAAAAAAGGAATACAACGTAAAAGTAGAAAAGGTTTCACAACCTCATACAAGACAAAAATTGTAGCATGTATGAAAATGAAATCTTGGATGGAAAGTGATAAGATGGTCCCATTGAGTAGAAATCTTATTAGAGAATTAAAAACTTTTATCGCTAAAGGTAAAAGTTATGAAGCAAAGACGGGCGAGACAGATGATTTGGTTTCAGCGACTTTGTTGTGTATTAGACAAATACAAGTTATATCTCGGTTTGACGAAGATTATGAAGCACTATTAGGTGAAAGATTGGATAGTGACGACCAATATAGTGAACCATTACCGGTCATAATTTAGAATATTTGATAAATACTAAAAAGGAAAACACATATTATGGCAGTTAATCTAAGCAATGTAGCAACAAAAGTGATGAAGTTCATGCAAGGTAGCGGTCTTACACTTAAGATGTTTGACGATTCAAACGGAAAAAGTGTTTCAGACCCTGCACAAGCGAGATACTTCTATGTTGGCGAACCTAACATGATGGTTCATATTGATGACTCTGCAAAAGAGTTACAGTTTCATGTCGGTGAAAATGTTGATATTGACAAAAGAGAAGTTAATTCAATGATGAAAAACCTAAGACAAATTGCACACAGTAATATGTTAGATTTTGATGTTCGTTCATTCGGCAAAAGAATCAAACCAAAAAATTATGCATACAAAATAGAGCAAAATAAGGAGCAGACTATGAGTGACGTATTCAATGAGGGCATGAGTCCACTAGAAGGTTCATCACGCACCAGTCGCCAAACACTAGAAAATGTACGACTAATCGTTAAGCACAGAAATGCGGTAAACGAAGAATCACGTGGTGCACGTTCACGTAATATCTCATCAATCTTTGTTGAGAATTCAGAAGGTGAACGTTTTAAATATCCATTCAAACACTTAAATGGTGCAAGAGCAATGGCTAGACACGTAGCATCAGGTGGTGTCCCATCTGATATGGTTGGTGAGGCGATTGTCGGATTATCTTCAAACTTGGCAAAACTAAAAGAATTTATGGGTGTTGTTTCAAAACAAAAACTTGTTAATGAAAACAATCGTTCAGTAGTATTAAATGTAAAACGCAATATGGAATCTATAAAAGAAAGCATTAAGCGTATTCAAGGCGCAAACGGCTACTCAGCATTTGTTGAGTCAATGGCGTTAAATGAAGAAAAAGTAATTGAAGAAGCATCAGAAGATACAATCAATTCATATGTACAGAAGTTTACAAAATCATCATTCGAAGAATCACTGAAAGATATTATGCCACTTGTTCATCGTGTAAACGAAGAAGAAATGGAAAACAATCGTGCTAATCAAATTGAACGTGTTAAAGAAATTATTCTTGCAAAAGATAAAAAGACTGGCGAAAAGAAAAATAAGATTTATTTTCCTAAAGACCCTAATGCAGAATACAACTATGACAAAATCAAAAATCAATATGCTGAACCTCGCAACGCCGAAGAAGCAAGATTGAAGAAAATCAATATGATTGCTATGAGTTTTGATGATATTGGTGACAGAGTAGACGTTGATACTACAGATGATAAGAAACGTAAAAACAAAGGTCACGATAGGGCGGCTGAGTTATCAATGTTCTTACATGATGTTGCTGAAGAAATTCGTAAGAATCCTGCAGGATTGAACAAAGAGAAATTAACGTTAGCAAGTCATTTACTAAAGATGTCAAAAGCAACGGCAGAATCAGCAGAAGAAGTTGCAAATGACCGCATTGACGAAATGGTTGAACAAGCATTTGCGAAATATACTATTTTATAGTTGACATTCACATTTCACTATGTTATACTGAAGGGAGTTAAATGACTCCCTTTTTTATTGGTTTTAAAGGTTATCCAAAAAACTTCAAAAAAGTAGCATTTAACACTTGACTTTTAAGTAAAAGATAAGTATAGTAGTAACATGCTTAGAGAGTTCAGAGGATGTTACACACTAGGCTAATACAAAACTAATACAGGCTAATATAGGAGAATACTATGGCTACACTAGCAGAAATACGTGCAAAGTTGCTGGCACAAGATAAAAGTGCAACAGAATCGTCTAACTCTAATCGAGGCTCAGACGCAGTTTATCCCTTTTGGAATATTGATAATGACACTACAGCAGTGTTGAGATTTCTTCCGGATGCGGACAATTCTAATACATTCTTTTGGCGTGAGCGTCAGGTTATTAAGATGCCTTTTCCGGGTGTCAAAGGTGGAGACACTAATAAACCTGTAACTGTTCAGGTTCCTTGCATTGAAATGTGGGGTGATACATGTCCAGTACATGCTGAAATTCGTCCTTGGTTCAAAGACCCAAGTATGGAAGACATCGGACGTAAGTACTGGAAAAAGCGTTCTTACATTTTTCAGGGATTTGTTACAACAGACCCTATGAATGGAGAAACACCAGAGAACCCAATCCGTCGTTTCATTATTGGTCCACAAATCTTTAAGTTGTTAAAAGCGGCACTGATGGACCCAGATATGGAAAATCTCCCAACTGATATTGAGCAAGGTACAGACTTCCGTTTGACTAAAACTCAAAAAGGTCAGTATGCAGATTACTCAACTTCGAACTGGGCTCGTAAAGAACGTAGCCTTGATGAAGCAGAGCGTTCAGCAATCGAAACTCATGGTCTATATGACTTAAATGAGTTTATGCCTAAGCGTCCTACTGAGGAAGAAATGGGTATCATCATGGAGATGTTTGAAGCATCAGTTGATGGTGAATTGTACGACCCACAACGTTGGGGTAAATTCTATAAGCCATATGGTCTGGAAATTGCAGACACATCAGCATCAGCGGCACCAGTTGAAACATCAACTGCGCCTAAGACTGAGGCTACTCCAAAGCCGACTACTCCGACTGCAACGGCTCCTGTACAGGAAAAAGTTGCTGAACAGGTAGTAGAAGAAACTGCACCTGCAGGCGCATCATCAGATGCGGCAGATATTTTGGCAATGATACGTTCCAGAAAATCTGACTAATAATAAATTAACATGGGGGCATTATGTCCCCATGTATTTTTTCTTTGAATGGAGTAGAATATGGCAAAGGCATTTGATGCAAGTAAATTTCGTAAGAGTATAACGAAATCTGTACCGGGTATGAGTGTAGGTTTTCGTGACCCTGATACATGGGTATCAACAGGTAACTACTGTCTAAACAAGTTAATTTCTAATGATTTTAATAAAGGCATTCCGCTAGGTAAAGTAACTGTACTTGCAGGTGAGAGTGGCGCTGGTAAATCATATATTGCGGCAGGTAATATCGTTAAGAATGCACAAGACCAAGGTATCTTTGTAGTTCTTATTGATAGTGAAAACGCACTAGATGAAAGTTGGTTACATGCACTTGATGTAAGTACTGACCCAGAAAAATTACTAAAACTGAATGTAGCAATGATTGATGATGTTGCTAAGATTATTTCAGATTTTATGAAAGATTATCGTGCTGAATATGAAAACACAGATGATGAAAGCAGACCAAAAGTTTTATTTGTTTTAGACAGTCTTGGTATGATGTTGACACCTACAGATGTTGACCAGTTCAACAAAGGTGATATGAAAGGTGACATGGGGCGTAAGCCAAAGGCTCTAGCGGCTCTTGTGCGTAACTCAGTCAATATGTTTGGTGATTTTAATGTAGGCTTAGTTGCTACAAATCACACATACGCATCACAAGATATGTTTGACCCAGATGATAAAATCGCTGGTGGTCAAGGCTTTATCTATGCAAGTAGTATTGTTATTGCTATGCGTAAACTCAAATTAAAAGTAGACGCAGATGGTAACAAAACATCACAAGTACATGGTATTAGAGCGGCGTGTAAAGTAATGAAAACACGTTATGCTAAACCCTTTGAAAGTGTACAAGTAGAAATTCCATACGAAACAGGTATGAGTCCATACAGTGGACTAGTAGATTTCTTCGAAGCAAAAGGTATTCTTGTCAAGCAAGGAAATCGTTTGCGTTATATGACAAAAGCAGGTGAAGAAATGATTGAATTCCGTAAGAATTGGACGGATGACAAATTAGACATTATCATTAAAGAGTGGAATGATGAAACTTTTGATGATGAAAAGCATGAATTAGTAGCACAAGAATTGGAGACCGAGTAAATGGCAAAATATATATCAACGAAAACATATCATCAACAATTTCCAGTCGCTTATAGGCAATGGCGTGCAGACAGTCATTGCAACATTTTACATGGATATGCTCTAAGTTTTCATTTTGAATTTGAGTCAGATACTTTGGATGCTCGTAATTGGGTAATGGATTTCGGTGGACTACGTCCACTGAAACATCTCCTAGAAGAATGGTTTGACCATACAACACTTCTTGCATTAGATGACCCCAATTATAATGATATCAAAAAGTTAGGTGAACTAGGTCTTGCAAAGATTACAGAAGTAGAACGCACAGGATGTGAAGGTATTGCTGATTTTTTGTATGAGTATATCAATACTGTGTTCCTAAAAGATTATGGTGAAGCAGACCGTATTTGGTGTTGTAAAGTAGAAGTACGTGAAACACAAAATAATATGGCAATGCGTGTTGGTCATAGAGAAGATGGTGACTTTGATAGTTAACATTGTCTTTAATGATACAGCAACATTTATAAATATTACTCATCAATCAGACAGGAAATAATACATGATAGCACTTGAGGCAGAAACAGTATTTGAATTATGGGAAAGTATCAAAGCATACGTCCCTGCAAAAGAAAAATTAGAAGTGGCAGAAATCTTCATTAAAGCAGTAGACGAAGCCGGATTAGAAAAGGTAGACATTGAAGTATTATGCGATGATGATAAGATTTTACATGAAGCAGTACGAAGGTACTATGTAGAAGATGATGATTTTGATGAAGAAGAGGATGATTGGAATTAATGAACTGGTATAGCAAAGTAGTTAAAGATTGGGGAGAAATCCCAAATATGATTGATTTCTTTACTGGTGAATTAACAGAAGCACGAAATGAAGTAAAAATTAAAGGCAACGTGGAAAAGAATTCGACTTATCTTCCTGCTTTTGTTGAACTTCGTTTCGGCCAGTTACAAGAAATTGAAGCAATATTAGAGCATCTTAATATTCAATTAAGAAAGAAAAGAAGTGAGTTTCTAAGAAAGTATTTAGAAAACTACAACAAGGCACTTAGCAGTCGGGATGCGGAAAAATATGCGGATGGAGAAGCAGAAGTTGTCGCTATAGGAGAACTTATTAATCAAGTTGCATTTGTGAGAAATCAATATTTGGGGATAACCAAAGGGTTTGAAATTAAGCATTTTCAACTTACTAACATAATTAAGTTAAGAGTAGCCGGCATGGAAGATGCGGAGATTAATAACAGACAGTAGATGAAAGATTAATATTATGACAAATATAAATGTAGTAAAACGAAATGGAGACAAAGAAGGTCTCGACTTAGAAAAAATGCACCGAGTAGTTTTTGCATCCTGTAAAGATATTGCAGGTGTGTCAGCAAGTGAAATTGAACTAAAATCACATCTACAATTTTATGATGGGATTACAAGTTCTGATATACAAGAAACTCTTATCAAGGCAGCGGCAGAATTGATATCAGAAGACACTCCGAACTATCAGTGGGCGGCAGGTAATTTAATTAATTACCACATTCGTAAAGAAGTTTATGAGAGTTTTACACCTTGTCATGTCAAAGAATTAGTAGAAAAGAATATTAAATTGGGCTTCTATGATGAAGCATTATTAGATGACTATTCAGATGATGAATGGAATCAAATAAATTCATTTATTAAACATGATAGAGATTTTGATATCTCTTATGTTGGTATGGAACAGTTTCGTGGAAAGTATCTAGTACAAAATAGAGTAACAGGTCATCTTTATGAGACCCCTCAGATGGCATACGTGTTGATTGCGGCGACACTATTCAGTCAGTATCCTCGCAGTTCTCGTTTGAAGTGGGTTAAAGATTACTACAATGCTATTAGTACTTTTGATATTTCATTACCAACTCCTGTTATGGCTGGAGTTAGAACTTCACAGAGGCAGTTTAGTAGTTGTGTACTGATTGAGACAGATGATAGTCTTGATTCAATCAATGCAACTTCTAGTTCTATTGTAAAGTATGTTTCCCAGAAAGCAGGCATCGGAGTAGGTGCGGGTAGTATCCGAGCAATAAACTCACCTATTCGTAATGGCGATGCATCACATACTGGTGTTATTCCATTCTATAAAATGTTTCAAGCGGCAGTTAAATCATGTTCACAAGGCGGTGTTCGTGGTGGTGCGGCAACATTATATTATCCTGTTTGGCATTATGAAGTAGAAGACTTACTTGTTCTAAAGAACAATAAAGGTACAGAAGATAATCGTGTACGCCATATGGACTATGGTGTTCAGTTTAACAAGTTGATGTATGAACGTCTAATGACAGGTGGTAATATTACATTATTCTCACCACAAGATGTCCCAGGACTATACGAAGCATTCTTTAATGACCAAGATAAGTTCCGTGAACTATATGAACAAGCAGAACGTAAAACATCTATTCGTAAGAAAACAGTACCTGCGATTGAATTATTTTCATCATTTATGAATGAACGTAAGAATACTGGTCGTATCTATTTGATGAATGTAGACCACGCAAATGACCATAGTTCTTTTGATACAAGCGTTGCACCAATCAAACAGTCAAACTTATGTTGTGAAATTAATCTACCAACAAAGCCACTGAACAGTGTGATGGATGAAGAGGGCGAAATTGCTCTCTGTACACTCAGTGCAATCAATTGGGGAAATATTAAATCACCAGAAGATTTTGAAAAGCCTTGTGAGTTAGCAGTAAGAGGACTTGATGCTCTATTGAGTTACCAAGATTATCCACTCATTGCGGCCGAGTTAGCAACAGATAACAGGAGACCTTTGGGTGTAGGCATTATTAATTTTGCGTATTGGTTGGCTAAAAACGATACGAATTATACTGACCCTAACTTAGAGTTAGTAGATGAATGGGCAGAAGCGTGGAGTTATTATCTAATCAAAGCCTCAAATAATTTGGCAAAAGAGATTGGACCTTGTCCGAAATCTGATGAAACAAAGTATGGACATGGTGTTGTTCCGATTGATACTCGTAAAGTAGAGATTGATGAACTAGTAAAGCACTCAGAGAGAATGGATTGGAAAGGTCTTAGAGAAGACTTAAAAGAACATGGAGTAAGAAACTCAACACTAATGGCACTTATGCCTGCTGAAACATCAGCACAGATTTCTAACTCAACAAATGGTATTGAACCACCAAGAAGTTATGTATCTATTAAACAATCAAAACATGGTGTATTGAAACAAGTTGTTCCTGGAATTCACAAGTTGAAAAATAAGTATGAACTTCTATGGGACCAACAATCGCCAGAAGGTTACTTAAAGATTATGGCAGTATTACAAAAGTATATTGACCAAGGTATCTCAGTGAACACGAGTTATAATCCTATACATTTTGAAGATGAAAAGATTCCAATGTCAGTGATGTTACAACATCTTATTATGTTTTATAAGTACGGTGGAAAGCAGTTGTATTACTTTAATACGTTTGACGGTCAAGGTGAATTAGATGTTAATGCTCTTAATGATGAACCATTAGAGCCAGGATTAATTGATGATGAGGATTGTGAAGGTTGCACAATATGATTAATTGTGCTATAGTGATACTATGATAGAGAAAATATATATTCCAACAGTCAATCGAGTCGAGAACCAGATAACATATAACGGTCTTTCTGATTCTTTAAAAGACCGAGTAGTTATGGTTGTTCAATCTTGGGAACGAGACCAATATACTTATGATTGTGAATATTTAGTTTTACCTGAAGAAATAAATTTAGATGATTATTTGTGCCTAGCAAAGACGAGAGATTATATATACAGAGATGCTGGTACTATAAAGTATTGTGTATTAGATGATGATTTGGTTTTCAAAAGACGAAATCAAAAGTATTTTAAAAAGAATGGTATACGACTAGAAGAAGATATGAAGACTAGTAAAAGAGTTTGCACAGATGATGATTTAACAGAAATGTTTAATCTGTATGACAAATTACTAGATGTAGTCAGTTATTGTGGTGGATGCAGAATAGGATTACCACCTGCTGAAAGTAATGACCAAAGAAATTCTTCATATTTAAATAATAGTCCAGTGTTTAGTCAACTGTTTCTAAATGGTGCAGATATATACGAAAAGTTAGAAGAACTCAATACTACAAAAATTAGATATAACGAAGATGTTCTTTTTCTATTAAGTGTTCTTACATCAGGATTAAGTGGCATAGAAAGTCAGCAGTTTGGTTTTCAAAACTCAAGTACTGAAACTAAAGATGTTTCTCAAACTGTATGGAATGAAACAACACACGAACAAGTATGGAAAGACCATCAAGTTATAGAAAACTTATTTCCAAGGTTTTTTAAAATATTATTAGACGAAAACGGTAACAGAATTCCAGGTGGATTCAGAGATTACGGTAAAACAAAAATTGATTGGGGCAAAGCCCACGAATATGGCAAACACAAACACACGACTTTTAAATCGTTGTTTGGTTAGATAGAGGATAGAGAGATGACAGTATTCAATTCAAAAAACAAACAAGACCACACCAAAGCAAAGGCTTTCTTGGACCCATCGGGCGGTGTAACAATTCAACGATATGATATGTTGAAGTATAAGCAGTTTGACAAACTAACTGATAAGCAGTTGGGTTTCTTTTGGCGACCAGAAGAAGTTGATGTATTAAAAGATGCAAACGACTTTAAACTTCTGACCGAAAATGAGAAACATATCTTTACAAGTAATCTTAAGAGACAAATCATATTAGACAGTGTACAAGGTCGTGCGCCAGTAGAAGCATTTGGACCACTAGTATCTATTCCAGAACTAGAAGCATGGGTTCAAACTTGGACATTCAGTGAAACAATTCACTCACGTTCATACACTCATATCATTCGTAATGTATACGCAAATCCTAGTCAAGTGTTTGACGAAATGATGAACATTGGCGAGATTACAGATTGTGCTGATGCTATTAGTACTAACTATGACGAACTTATTGACTTGTCATTAAAATATCAATTGCTAGGAGAAGGCAAACATACAGTTAATGGTAAAAAAGTTGAAGTAGACTTGTATCAACTTAAGAAAGCATTATACAAAACACTAATGAGTGTTAACATCTTAGAAGGTGTTCGTTTCTATGTTTCATTTGCTTGTAGTTGGGCATTTGCTGAACTTAAGAAGATGGAAGGCAATGCTAAGATTATTAAGTTAATTGCCCGAGATGAAAACTTGCACTTAGCATCTACACAGTCTCTTTTAAAGATTTTACCTAAAGACGATAAAGATTATATTAAGATTGCTAAAGAAACAGAAGAAGAATGTATTCAAATGTTTGTTGATGCAGTAGAACAAGAAAAGAAATGGGCAGACTATTTGTTTAAAGATGGTTCAATGATTGGACTTAATGCACAATTATTAAGTGATTATATTGAGTGGATTTGTTGTAAGCGTATGATTGCTGTGAATCTAAAATGTCCATATGTAGTTCCACAAGCAAACCCATTACCTTGGACACAGAAGTGGATTGCAGGCGCAGATGTTCAAGTAGCACCACAGGAAACAGAAATCACTTCATACATTCAAGGCGGAGTTAAACAAGATGTGTCAGAAGATACATTCGGTGGAATGTCTTTATGATTGAATTAGATAAAATTGGTACAGTAGATTATGAAGTAAAAGATTTTGTTGCATTGACACCACACAACGATGCTCATTTCTGTTTAGTTCCTAGGAAGCCAGACCAACAGATAATTCTAAAGTTACAAAAGATTATGATGGATATTGGCAACGCAAATATCGAAAATGGTGTCTGTGAAAAATATCACACTGTAATGAAATTTGTTAATGAACATCCTATTGTAGAAATACATATGAAAAAGTTGACAAGATAGAATAAAGGTGCTATACTATAAGTACATCAACAATTGAAGGAGTCTAAAAATGAATATGAATTTTCGAGCATGGCTACAAAATGTTTGGTTTGAACATAAAGATGAAAAGTTGGCGTGGAAAGAAACAGTTGATTATACGATAGATGAATGGATTAGTAAGAACCTAATGTTTCTAAAAAATCGTTACAAGGCAGAAATTAAAAACAAATAAATGGGTTGTCTATCACTATTAGTTGCATTATCGTTTCACGTTGGATTAGAAGGTGACTATAATAGTGTGCATCCACACGGCAGATGTACAGTAGATGATTGGATTACTGGAGCCTATTATAACAGTGAAGAAAATGTCAGTTATTATGTCGGCAAAAAAATATCTAATGTAGATAATAATTGGGATTTAGAAATAGGATTAGTAACAGGTTATAGTGGAATGAATATAGCGCCGATGATAAGATACATAAACAACGGATGGTTTATTACACCAGCATACGAAACAACAGGTAAGATAGGAGTTACAATGGGTTATGAAATTAAACTGGGAGGAAAAGAATGAAAATAGTTCTTGCAACTGGTGGATTTGACCCAGTACATTCTGGACATATTTCATATCTTAAGGCCGCTAAAGAAATGGGCGATATGCTTATTGTTGGCTTAAACTCAGATGAATGGTTAGAACGCAAAAAGGGTAAATGTTTTATGCCTTGGAATGAGCGTCTAGCAATTCTCAATAACTTACAAATGGTAGATGAAGTCTTCACTTTTATGGATGACGATGATACTGCCATAAATTTCATTAAACAAGTTATTGCACATTATCCAAATGAACAAATAATCTTCGCTAACGGCGGTGATAGAAAAAAAGGTAACACACCTGAAGTAGAATTTGCAACATCTATTGCAGATACTTCACCTGGATTTGGCTTTGTTTGGGGTGTTGGCGGAAATGAAAAGAAAAATTCAAGTAGTTGGATTTTAGAAGAATGGAAATCACCTAAGACGATTCGTAATTGGGGTTACTATAGAGTATTACACGAAGACGGAACAGGCGCAGAACGTAAAACAAAAGTAAAAGAACTTACAGTAGACCCAGGAAAATCTTTATCTTTACAAAGACACGAATACAGAAGTGAGTATTGGGTAATAACACAGGGAGTTGCTACTGTAGAGATAGAAGGTCAACCTAGAGAACTAGGAATACACGAAAATGTAGAAATACCTTCAGGATGGTGGCATAAACTAAGTAACAAAACTTCAACGCCTGTAAGAATTGTAGAAATTCAAACAGGATTAAAATGCGAAGAAGAAGACATAGAACGGGCGCCAAAGAAATAAGATAATAATTTTTTAATATAACTACAAGGAGAACAGGATGAACCTATTAAATCTAACTGAAGAAGAAATTAATCAACTAATCGAATCTTTGGCTAAAAATCCAGGCATTGACGAAGATGTAAAAGAGCCAACATTAGTTTGGTTAAGAGAGCAATATTCTGAACAGAAAATAGGTGGTGCTTGGAAACGTAGACTTAGAGAAAGAGGTCATGTCATTTAAGTATCTAACTTATGCAACATTAATAACGGCTGTAATTATATTTGCATTTGCGAAGTCGGTTGAGGCACACAATTCTCAACCACACGATATCGACACTGACCCAGAGTTGCTTGTTCTCGCAACTGAGTTAGAAGATAAAGAACTATCTGTTATGGTATTAGGCGGCATAGATTACTATGTACAAGAATGTACTCCGTTAACTTCTCGTGGTATCATCTACAGAAATAAGATAATTACATACCATGATATAAATGAGGCAATGTTGCCTATCAACCCTACATATATCAAAGGTGCTTTAGCAGTCTCAGGATATGATTGCTATGAAATGTTTGAATTGATATCTGCACTAGCAACTGGTGTTATAGAGGAACCAGAACTACCA